CTGCGGCGATGGGTTCCATCAACCGGATTCTATATGTGACGTACAAGCGACCACACGCTATACCAGTTGCTGTGTCGCCATCTAGCATAGCTATCACTAGCCTTGCCGGGGACAACGAGTTACTGATATTTGCGTTAACTCCAGTAGCAGTAGCAAAATCAGTGCTAGTCTTATACGGGTAGCTCCTAAGAGAGACCTTTCCCACGTCTAGCGCGGTACTAATAGCCCCAGAAGAGCTAGCCTTAGGGCCTCCGTTAATAAAACAGAGGCCACACTGGCCATCCCATACCGGACCAGAAACATACCCTTTTAGGTTTGACAACTGATTCACAGATGTTGGTGGAGTGTCAGCTTGATCATACATAAAACCCATATGTATAGACCCGGACGTTGTTGCTGGGCAAGATGGAAGATACGTGTACCTAACTTCGAGCCAAGCGTACTTCGACCAGTTTGCTGCAACGCCTCGAAGCCACGTGCCTACCGTATAGGGCATAACCTGCTCCGTGCTCACAACTATAGTGGCGGTCACTGAGAGCTCTGTAGACAACTCTACATGGCTCAAAACAACATCACCACCTGGGAGTGAGCCCAGATTAGGAGCCCTAATACGAATAGTAGAACCCTGGGCAAGTGGGGCAATGGATGCCCCAACCCGGGTAGGTACTGCTGGCAAGGCAGCACGCTTTCTGCGTCTCGCTCTCTTCAACCGGTTCTTGAGGGTCTTTGATGACACCTCTTCCTCGATCATTGTCCGAGCAAGAGCCTGAGTCAACTGGTTCGGCGTTAAGCGCTTTCTCGCAGTCGACATTTCCTAAAATAGTTTTGTCCGGCGACGGAGTATTCCGGACTAGGTAAGAGTCCAGGTACCATTTAATCTTTCTCCACTTGGGGTTTCCTGCTAACTCAGCCTGAATGTCAGAGTAGTCAGCTGAACCCGATGCCAGATGGCGGAAAAGGGTTTTGGGCCACGTTTCCAGATAAGTGTTACCTTCTTGAATTTTGTGGGAACAAAAGTTCACACTCACAAGTTCGCCACGCTCATCTACCTCACAGGGAACATAGTCCTTGCAGGTGTGACCTAGCACCTCGTACCGCTCTCTAGCATCCTCTACAAAACCCTCAACAGAGTCATCACCCATAGCGATACACCATGGGGAACCTATAAGTTCAGCCATAAGGCAACGCACTCTGGAGTTTGTTGAAGAGGTGCAGTATGATCCAGATTTCATAATACCAGGCCGCAGCTGTTCTAACAACTCTCCGTTAGATAACTGGAAGACTGAGCTCATGAAACAAGCAAATCGGTTCCTGGCAGCTTTCGCCATCAGATAG